TTGTGGCATTTTGGTTTGGCTCACAAGCGTTTGAGAAGAAATGAACATTAGCCAACGCTGTTTAGAGGGTATTAAGCATCACGAAGGCGTGAGACAAAAGCCTTATCGTGATAGCGTATATTTGTGGACTGTGGGGGTCGGGCATTTAATGTATGACTCCCAAGCCAAATTGCCTGTTGAACAAAGAATGGCAGTTCAACTAACACCAGAAGATAACCGAGTTTTCAGTATGGAGGAAGTTGATGCAATTCTCAGACATGACCTTAATAGGTTTTGCGTTGGAGTCCAAAAGTTTTGCCCTGTTGCTCTCACTCAAGGTCAATTTGATGCTCTTGTTAGTTTTTCTTTTAATGTGGGATTGGGTACGCTCCAGCGTTCTACGCTCCGTCAAAAGGTGCTACGAGGCGATTTTGAGGGCGCGGCAGAAGAATTCCTCAAATACACAAAAGCAGGCGGTAAAGTTCTAAAAGGTCTAGTGACGAGAAGAAACGATGAACGCGCTTTGTTTTTAAGTTAATCTTTGTCCCAAGAGCAATAGATTACTGCAATTATCACGCCCACTCCGATACAAGCGCCAAGCATGAGCAAGGCAAATAAAGTTAATATGCTTTCAATCATAGGTTTACATACTTCCTTTTAGGTGGTTTGATTCTGTCTGCCAAAGCATAAACATAAAAGCGTTTAGGCTTAACACTTCGTTTAGCCATTTCTCGCTCTGCTGTTAGTGCCTGTTGGCTCTTAGAAAAATCCCAAAACTTGGGGTAATAGGTTGCCATAAACTGTGGATGAAATGCGTTCACTTTTCTAGCCTTTCTACGCGCTCTGTAAGCGCCTTAACTGCAATGGTTAATGCCAACACCTCGGCTTGCAATTTAGCCTCCTTAGAGGGCGTTTTAAGCAGTTCTTGTTTAACTTTAGACCTACGCTCTATTTCGTTGAAGGCTTCTTCTTCTTCCATAGTTATCCGCATGGGAACGGATATGCCGATTGGTTCACGCATAGTGTCTCCAGAAATAGTAGATAAAAACTGCCAACGCAATTTGCGCCAGCAGAATAGCAAAATCTGTAATGTGTGTCATCAGAAGTCTATATCGTCATCTTTGGGCTTGGGTGCGTTCATGTACGCCCAGCCAGACCAACCACCTTCAACGATAGGCATACAGTCAAATTTCAGCATAGGCCCGTTCTTGGTTTCGATTACCGAGCCAATGCGCTGATAGCGGTTCTTTTCTTGTCCATCTTTGTTGGTGTATTTGCCTGTGATGACGCTGACTTCGTATTGTGTTTTAGACATTTTTTACTTTCAAATTGGTTAATTTATTTACTTTTGTATCCAACTCCACTAGGAACTGGGTAACTTCTTTCTCCAACATTGCTACATATTCGGGGTCAAAATCAACCCGTTTAACAAACAACTGAAGTTCTTGTGGCAGTCTTGGGTCAAATGACACAAAGTCGCACCATTGGCGTTGACAACAAGCCATCTGCCATTGCATTTGGGTTATGTACTTAGTAGGCACAGTCTGGCTCAACAGCGTGTCAATGTGGGTGGCGGTGTTAGGACATTTAATTTCAAGCATCCCAAACAACCCAACCAAACCATCAGGACTAGCGCCAGCCATTTCAATCTTGGGATGCTGTACAAACCCTACTTCCTCAACCATTACATCGGCATGGGCTTCAAACGCACTTCTTGCCAGAGGCTCAGTATCAACCCCGTGTTGCATGGCGGCATTGGTAAACGACTCTCCTTGTTGACCAGTAAGGCGTTCACAGATTAACTGTGCCATGTAGTTATCACGACTAGCGGAGTAACCTGTCTTGGTCTTGGCAATCACATCTGCCACCCGTGAGGCGGTCACTTTGCCTAATCTGGCGGCAAACCATTCTTCTGTGCGCTGTTCCATTATTGCTCCCTCACCTTTAACATTACGTCTGCATACGAATAGGCAACTTCTGCCACATCTTCTCTAGTATCAAGGTCTAAATCTTTATCCCACATCAATGCTTGCATAGCCTTAGCCGCAAAGTAGTCACGCAAGGTCATGCCTTCTGATGGCAATATTTCATGTTTACTTTCTTGGTCATAAAAGTAAGCGGTTGGAAATGCTGGTATATCTTTCATTTCAGTTTCCTTTTCATCAAATCTTTAGCACCAGTCACTGCCTCTAGCCATTCTTTATCCGTTCCAGCGGCTTTGTAAGCCTCTTTAAAGCGTGTTTGGAGTTCGTCTAGGGTGGTGGACTCGCTAATCGATGTAAGGTGGTCTTGCATAAGGTTGTGGTTAGCCTTTTCCTCTTTGGGCTTCTTACTAGCCGCGTTTCCATCATCATCTTCTGGGGCGATACCACAAGCCGCCATCAATGAATACCTACGAGCGTACGTCAAAGCCGAGGCGTAGCCTTGGGGGTCGTGCTTAACGGCTGGGAAGTGGACTATTCCGCACTCCAACATTTCGCCAGATTCGTGGACAAATACAGTCTCAACCATAACCCCGTCAGCACAGTCATAGTTCTTCTGCAATAGATATATCCCATTAGCGTTTAAAGCGTCTATAACGGCTTCTACGCAAGCGGAGAGGTCAGCATAGCGTGAGCGGAAATGGGGGTTTGTAGAGGTCTTTAAAGCAGGGCCAAACGCCTTCTGTGCTTTGACCAAAGCAGTCGCAATGTTTTTCATTTATTTTCCAATCGTGATAACAGCCAAGAGAAAGCCTGCACCAAAGGCAAGCGCGATGTATGTCCAGAACTCGGTGTCAGGCGAGAAAGCCTGTTGTGCCTCAAACCACATCCATCTATTGCGTTTCTCAATGGCGGTGGTGTTTTCTGGGAACGCTTCTTCTAGAGTGCGTGGGTAGGTGCGTGTGGTTTCGTTCATGACATTTCCTTCTTAGATTCGTAACGGGCAAGTGCGTAGTCAAGGGCATCGTTGTCGGCTTCTTCTTTACAAGCCTTGGCGTATGCGCTTTCGAAGGTTTGGATTACAGAGTCGCGTAACAGTTCGTGTATTTCGCCACCATTTACATAGACAAACCAAAGGTTGCCTGTATATGCGTCAAAGTAACATTCGAGGTCTTGACCAGGCACATCGTGGTGTTCGCAAATCATTCGGTCTAAGTCTGGGTGTTGGTTGGGGAAGTTCATGGTGTTTCCTTAATGGGGCTTGCGCCCCGTTGGTTAGTGATAGTTGCGAAGGGAAGATTCTGGGAGAGACAGACCGCCTGGGTAAGTCTTGCCAGTATTAGGGTTGATTTCCTTGAGCATTGCCCAACGCTCGCCATCAGAACCGATGCGGAAAGAAAGAACTACAAAAACGCCAGCATGTGCGCCGCGTACGATTTGGTTAACTGCAAAAGTCATAAAGACCTCCTTAAAAGACCGCTTGCTAAGTGCTACGGCATGGGTGTTAGTATAAGCCAGATTATCGGTATGTCAACAATTATTTTGTAGGTAGTTTCCCTAGTGTCTCTTTTAGGCAACTTATGTATAATCTCGCTTATGGACAAACAAAAGTTTATTGCATTAGCAGGCTCACAGCGTGAACTTGCGAAACTATTAGGGATTAGCCAAAGTGCTGTTGCCCAATGGAAAAATGTCCCTCAACAAAGGATATGGCAGTTGCAACTCCTTAAACCCAGTTGGTTTGCCTAATGGGAGATGTAGTAGGTTGGCTGTTCTTTTTGGGGTTTATGTACCTTGTGTTTGTATTCCCAGAAATCTTGGCTTACATCATCGTCATAGCGTTCCTTGTCTGGTTGCTATGTATTGCGCCTTGGCTAATGTTTGTTTTTGCTTTTGTCTGGGCTATTTGCTATTTGGCAAAAGATTGATGTAAGATATGTTGAAACGAGGCTAGGTTGGAAGTTGCTCTCCAGCCGAAAAGGGTTACACCTTCCCCTGCCTATGTTTCTTTCAAAGGTGCGTTAAAAAGGTAAAACTTAATGCATTACTACAAAAAGAATATTGGCGATTACGCCAAGAAAACTGGTCGCTTGACCATGCTTCAACACGGGTCGTACACGCTTTTGTTAGATGCGTGTTATGACCGAGAAACATTCCCCACATTGGAAGAGGCGCTCGAATGGACTTGGGCATCTACCACAGAAGAAATAGAGGCAGTCACCTTTGTTTTGAAGAAATTTTTTGTGTTGGAAGATGGTGTTTATGTCCAAAACAGAATCCGTGAAGAACTCGAAAACTACCACAGCAATTCTGAGACAAATAAACGAATCGCTATGGAAAGGGAAGCGAAGCGTAGGGAAAACCGCACGAAGCGTGAACAACCCGTACACGAACCTTTACCTAACCAAGAACCACTAACCATTAACCAAGAACCAAGAACCAATATTAAAGAAGGTAAACCTTCTTTGTCTGGAACTGCGTTCCCGCCATGTCCCCATACCGAGTTATTAAAACTTTGGGGAAAGCATTTAAGCCATTTAACTCAGCCAAGAACTTGGGAAGGCAATCGCCAAGCCAATATGCGCCAAAGATGGATACAGGCTGGCAAACCTTCTGCGTACTCGCCAGAGGGCTACAAAACAACCGAGGAAGGGTTGAAGTGGTGGGATTCGTTCTTTGGCTACATTGCCAACGACACATCCTTGGCTAACGGGTTTGAAACCAAGGGCAGAACTTGGAGACCAGACCTAGAGTGGGTGGTTAACGCCACCAATTTTCAAAAAATCATTGATGGAAAGTACGCAAAATGAGTTTCGCAAAACCAACCCCAAAACAAGAATCTACCTTTGACGAGGTGCAACGCTTAATGTGTTCTGTGCCTGGTTGCCCAAATCGTTGGACAGTTCACATTAGCGGTGACAAGCCTAAGTGTTCTAAGCACCAATGGGAGAAGAACCCAAGCGATTACAAACGCCCAACCCATTTCAAGCCAGTCACTCAGACTGTCCAGCAATGGTATGAGAAGGAGAATTTTTGATGACCAGACAACAAGCGCATGAAATCCTTAACCGATGCCGTGACGGACAGCCCATGTCCCTACTTGTCACAAATCAAGCCCTATACGCAACAGGAGACATTTCTGGACTATTTGGTGAACCACTACGCTTTGATGGCGATGAACAAAGGGTCGATAGACCATGCCAGACACATGACCAAACTGCTGAAGTCGGATTTTCCTACTCTCGGTATCTTGATTGCCCAAAAACTAACGGAGTTACGCAATGAGCATAGAAGCAATGAAACAAGCGCTTGAGGCGTACTGCAAAACCCTAAATCCGCTTTGGAATACAGGCATCAGCAGAACAGAAGCAGAGGGTTTCTTTGAGGCTGGATTTAAAGCATCCGTCGCAGAGGCAGAGAAGCAAACGCCTGTTTGCCCTGACTGCAAAAAGTTAGAAGATGAACTTGAGCGTTTGCGTATTAAAGCAGAGTTATGGAAACAAGACGCCATTGCACTTAGGTCTACTTATGAGGTTGAGACTAGTTTTAATGGAAAAAATGCACAACCAAAGTTAGAAGATTGGGGATATGGGCCACATGAATCGCATAGTTCACAACCAAAAGCAGAAAAGCAAGGGTCTGTGGCGTGGCGATGGATACCTTCAGAAGTTTGGGGAACTTATGTTTTGAGCGATGACCATGAAAAGGCTGAATTGGCTAAAGAACATGGAATTAAGGTTGAGCCTCTCTACACCCACCCACAACCAAAGCAACCGCTGACGGATGAGCAGATTGACGACATTTGGAATCGTTACTGCGATGAAATGGGCGAGGCGTCTATTAACGATGCACACGACATTGCCAGAGCAATTGAAGCCGCCCACGACATCAAGGAGTAAGACATGCACTGCACAATTTGTAATTTACCGACTGGGAATATTGTTGGGTCAATTTTACCGCAATGTAAATGTGGCTGGCAAAAACCGAATTCTCCTGTCACACAACGCACATGGGTAGGGCTGACTAATGAGGACTTGTCGGTATGCGATGAGGATGGCGTGATATTGGCGCGTTATTGGGAAGCCAAACTCAAGGAGAAAAACACATGACTCCCTTGGTTTGCAAAGCCGTTAAGTTTGCGCCTGAACCGGAAACTGCTTTGTGGTTTGATGTCGGTCAAATGGAATCCGCACTTGAAACTAAAGTTCCAGCAGATATTTTGATGAATTTGCCTTCAAAAAGAACTGGGATTGTTGGTTTGGATACGAAGGGAAAAGACTTTGCCCTTTGGCTTCTGAAAGGCAACGATTCAGTAACTGTGGGCGGTTGTTCCATGTGGCATGGTGGTAAATATTTTCCTCCCTATGCTTATGTTTCTACCGAAGAAGGGTTCAGAATTTATCAGAAGGACAAAGAAGTAACTCTTGAAGATGTTAAACCTGTTCACCGAATGGTACTTGCAGTGTTAATAAAACTTGCCAACCTATCTCAGGGTTATCGTCCTACACCAAAGCGCACTTTCATCAATCAAAAACGGCAATTAAAAGGAAAACCTGCTTTGACTTTTGACTGGCATACGGTGGAAATTGAACCGCCTAAATCCAAGAATGATTATCAAGGCGGAACACACGCATCACCACGCCGCCATCAGGTTCGTGGACATTGGCGCACCTACAAATCTGGAAAACGAGGATGGGTAAGTGAATGCTGGAAAGGCGATGCAAGTAGAGGTACTGTATTTAAAGATTATGTTATTGGAAAAAAGAAATGACACAACAAGAAATCCAAGAACTAGCAGGACATCGCCAAGTGCCAGCATGGGTGATTAAGTTGGTGGGTGACTGCTTGGCTAAAGAGCGTGAGCAAGAGCCTGTGGCGTGGATGTATGACTGGACTTCGGATGAGGGTGAGTTCATTCAAGATTGGACAACCAGCATGGCTGAAACTTTGCGTGATACAGGAAAAACAGTTATCACAAATGTTCGACCTTTGTATTCAGCACCTCAAGTCATCCATAAACCTTTGCAACATTTTGGTGAAATTCCTATGGCTTGGTGTCGTTGGTCTGAGCATTTTGGCAAATGGATGTACACACATCGACAGCCAACAGAAGAATTGGCGTGGATTCCTCTTTACGACCACCCACCACAACAACGCAAGCCGCTTACGGATGAGATGGCAAAGCAAATGAAAGAACGATGCGACAGCATGGAGATGCGTGGCGCATTTGCAGACGGATGGTTGAGCGCAGAAGCCGCCCACGGCATTAAGGGGAAAGCATGACCTTGGTTGTAACTTTCACAGTTGATGGTGACCCCGTACCAAAGGGACGTCCGCGCTTCGCCCGTAGAGGTCAGTTTGTCCAAACCTACACCGATTCCAAGACTTTGGAATACGAAACGCGTGTGGCAATGAGAGCAAGGCAAGCAATAGGGGCTTCAGAGCCATTAAAAGGGGCTTTAAGCGTGTTTTTATACCTTCGGTATGCTGTGCCAGCGTCATACACCAAAAAGCGCAAGGAAGCATGTTTAAGCGGTCAGGAGTTCCCAAAGCGACAAGATATAGATAATTGCTACAAAAGTATTACAGACGCCATGAACGGCATTGTATATATTGATGACTCGCAGATAGTTGAGGCTCACATCAAGAAGGTGTATGCCGAGACTGCTGGCGCTAACGTGATGGTGCAAGAGTGCGTTTAGAACTAACCAAAGACAACGCCACGGCTTTGATGAACAGCGTGTGGCCAAAGGTAAAAGAGGCTTTAGCGTCTGGAAAGCATCTAACGCTAGAAATAAAGGCGGCAAATAAGAGCCGTGACCAAGAGGAAAAGTATCACGCAATGATTGGTGAAATAGCCAAACAAGCCCAACATTTGGGGGCTAAATGGGATGCGGAGTCTTGGAAACGCTTATTGGTAGACCAATTTTGCAAAGACAATGGGATAAAAACGGGCGCAGTTATCCCTAATTTGGCTGGTGACGGCATTGTCCAACTGGGGATGCAGACGCGCAAGTTTACCAAGGAACAAGCCTCAGAATTTGTGGAATGGCTACACGCTTGGGGAGCAGAACACGGGGTGGTTTATGAAGTTAATGAATAACCCCTATGCCACGCACATAGACTTTTTCCGCTTTAAGGGGTTTTTTAAGAAGAACCCAAACGCTACGCCATCCAATTTGGACATGATTTTTGAGCGTAAAGGGAAATTCTTGGTCGGAGAATGGAAGCGCCCCAAGGAAAAAATAAGCAAAGGGCAAGAAATCCTATTAAAAAGCCTAGCAAAACAAGAAAATTTTGTGGTTTTGATAGTCCAAGGCGACACCGATGGGGAAATGGTGGTCAACAAGTTTTGGCGTGTTAAAGACGATAAATGCGTCTTGCAAGGCGAATCGGCAGACGATTTAAAAGAGTTTATGAACCAATGGTACGAGTGGGCAGATGAATAACAAACCAACCCTAGCGGAGCGAAAGCACCTAGCGCAGATAAAAGAAATGAACTGTGGGGTATGCGATGCGAGTGGCCCAAGCGATGCCCACCACATTGTCCAACACCAACAGTACTTATGTATTCCTTTGTGTAAAGACTGCCACCAAGGGGCTTTTAACGGAATTCACGGACAACAAAGGATATGGAAGGTCTACAAGAAGGATGAAATGTCGGTCTTGAACGAGACTATAAAAAGTTTGCTAAGATAAGTGCGTAGGGAAAGCGGATGTGCCACAACAGGTTTGGACTCCCAAATGGTATGGAGCGAGTACCTACACTAACAAGCAAGAGGATTGGGCAAATCAAGACGGACTGTCAGCCGAACTTGTGAGCAGACCTGACAGGTCAGTCCTCTTACTTGTTGGTAGCCAATAAGGGTTAGCGCCTTATTTTCCTTGAATTGTGCAAATACCAAGGAAAGACGAACACTCTGCTTTATGAGGAGGCTACTAACTTCAATACTTACGCATATTGGGCAAAGGAGCGTCTTTTTGGCTTCTTTGCTCATGCGACATAGGTGGATGGGCATTTTCCATGCTAGTCTTTTCGTGGGACTTTAGTTCCTTTTCTAGAGACTCTACTTTGCGTTTTTCGGCTTTCCACTCGCGCTCAACGACATAATGTTTAGGCGTGTCGTGTTTGGCTTTTTCGCGTGTTAATTTAAAGTTTGTGGCCATGAAAAAAACTCCTATAATGGTGACGGCATTGTACAATGTCGATTAACCTTGCAAGGAAAATATCATGGGAAAAATGGACTCAAGTAAAGGTGTACCAAGCGTAACAGGCGCTAAAGCACCTAAAGGCGCAACATCAAGCGATATGTCTGGTGAGCGCAGAGAAAAAATCGTTGGTGGAGTGGCTCAAGGCCGCGAAGACAAGACAGCAGGTATGGAAGGTGAATTCAACACAGGCCGTACAGCAGGTATTTGTTATTCGCATACCCGTCAAAACTATCGTTGAGTTAAAATAGCGAAACCCCATAGTCGGGCATGACTATGAGGTTTCTAACCAACCAACTAAAGGGAGTTGATATGGCTGATGAAAATTTTAACTTGTCGCGAGATTTACTTCACGAACTGTTTGAGTATCGTGATGGTTTTCTATTTTGGAAAATTGCTAGACCTCATGTAAAAATTGGTCAAAAAGCAGGTAGATTAAACGATAGAGGTTATTGGATAATTACGATAGGCAATCGAATATATCGGGCGCATCGTATTATTTTTTTATATCATTATGGTTATTTGCCTACTGAAATTGACCACATTGATAATGATAGATTGAATAACAAAATTGAGAATTTGCGACCAGCAACTCGTTCTCAAAACCTTACAAATAAAGGGTTGTCAAACAAAAATACATCTGGTGCAAAAAATGTTTCATGGGACAAATCTAGAAACAAGTGGGAAGTTCAGATGTATGTCAACAAGAAAAAAACATTTGTTGGAAGATTTGATGATTTAGAAGTTGCTAAAACAATGGCAATAGCCTTCCGTAAGCAACATCATGGGGAGTTTGCTAACCATGGATAATTGTAAAGAATGTAAGTTTTACTTAGACAACAACTCAATATTGGGGTTGTGTCGCAGATTCCCAACCTATCAAAACCGCAGTCCGCAAGAGTGGTGCGGTGAGTTCTTCGCAAAAGCAGTTGCCGAAGTTTCCCCTGCGGGGGACTTTTTGCGCGCTAAACGCATGGGCAGACCACCAAAGGTCAAGACGGAGGAAGCAGAATGATTGTCAAACCTCTACGCGACAAAATCATTGTCAAGCCCGAACCTCGCGTCAAATCCCTAATCCTAGACACATCGCTGATGGCAGAGGCAGACTCCATCGGTACAGTTGTTGCCGCTGGTGACGATGCGCTATTTCAAGGCGTTAATATTGGCGATAAGGTAGTATTTGGCACATTAGCCAAGGATTACAGCGCTGAGTATTTGAAGTTTGAAGAATTAAACCTAAATGGTGAACGCCATCTCAAAATGTCTTGGATGGATATTTGTGCCGTAATTGAGGAAAATGTATGACTAAAGACCTAATTAACCTAAGAATTCAAGACCTAATCAGCAAAGGTAAGGAACTTGAACAACAGTTGCACCAAATAAATGGTGCTTTGCAACAATGCCAATGGACATTGGCTGAACTGGAGAAGAACGATGCCTCTCAAGAAGTCAAAGAGTCCTAAAGCATTTGAAGCCAACCTCAAAGAAGAACTGAAATCCAAGCCCAAGGCGCAAGCCCTTGCGATTGCGTATTCAGTTAAGCGTGAGGCTGAAAAGAAAGCCAAAAAGAAATGAAAAAACACGACAAGCCGATAGAGCATAAGACCACGGGTAAGGGCAAGACCTACAACCCAACGGAAAAAGGCGCTGGAATGACGGCTAAAGGTCGTGCTGAGTACAACGCCAAGAATGGTAGCCATTTAAAGCCACCAGCCCCAAACCCTAAAACGAAGAAAGACGAAGGGCGCAAAGCCTCTTTCTGCGCTCGCATGGAGGGAGTGGTAAAGAACGCCAAAGGCCCTGCCGAGCGAGCCAAGGCATCACTAAAGAACTGGAATTGCTGATGAAACAAGGTTTATACGCAAACATCCATGCCAAACAAGAGCGCATCAAGCGTGAGAAGGCAGAAGGCAAGCCCGTAGAGAAGATGAGAAGCATAGGCTCAAAAGGTGCGCCTACGGCTAAAGCATTTAAAGAATCCGCTAAAACGGCTAAAATGAAGTAAAGCCAAGCGGAGAATTTATGCCAACATTAGCAGAATTAGCACAGTTAAGCGACAACGCTTATGTTGGTTATCCACAACTTCAACGTCAAGCAAACAGAATGCGTTTGGCGCAAATGGGAAGAATTCCAGAAAACTTGCCAGACCCAAGAACTTATGGCTTTGTTAAAGGTTTAACGGGTACATCACCTGACGAACTTGGAATGAGCGTGTTATCGCCCAACACAGCGCCTGCAAAGGATGCGGCATATTACGGCTATCAACTATCAAACCTTGGTCAAATAGCGCCAGCAATGATGCCAGCCACGAAAGCGGCACTAAGAACTGCTGGTAACGCTGTCAATGACGCTATGGTGTACGGAACTGGCCCATTGGCTCGTATAACGCCACAACCTATGCGTATGTTGCCAGAGGAATACAGAGGCAGTCATACCGCGCCAACCAGAGATTATGGTGCGCCATTGCACGACTTATCTCAGATGTACCCAGACGATATATA